AAATCTAAAGCTAGATCTTCAACTAAAAAGTAATATGTTACTAAATAATAAGCATTACTATAATCTACCTCCACAAGAAAGAAAAGACTTGTGGAAACACTATAAAAAAGTATATCCTAATATGGGATATACTGATATGGTTAAACATTTTAATGGTGAAGTAGAGAACTATCAATTTGGTGGTAGAACTGATTATTTTGATAGTGATGTTAAGAAGTTTGCTGATGGTGGTAAAACAAATACTTTAGAAGGTGATTTAATTTCTAAAGTAATTATGAATAGAAATAAAGATAAAGATTTTGTTAAAAGAGCTTATGCTGTTGGACAATATCCAGAATCAAAAATGTTTACATCACCTGATCCTAATGAATTTGGTTCGCGTATGACTCATAAAATGTCTTGGGGAGAAGATGATAAAGGACAAGCTTATATGTTTCCTGAAGTATTAAATCCTAATAATGAGGCAATTAAAATACCTAATCAATACGCAGATTATATTACTAGTAAAGGTTATAAAAAAGTTACAAATATTCCAATTAAAAAATCTAAAGGTGGTTTAATTAAAAAATATGAAGATGGTGGTACAGATAAAAATAATACTACTAATAGTATCTATGAAATTGCTTATGGTAAACCTCAATTAGTTATAACACCTGAAGAAAAAAGAAAAGCTGTTAATCCAACATATGAAGAACAAAAAGAAGCTTATTTAAGTGATTTAAAAAGAAGAGGTAGTGGTAGGTTAGAAGAATCAATAAGTCCTTTAGATTTTATTGGTCCAAATCAAGTAAAAGCTGCTGCTAATCTTGTTAAATCAACTGCTAAAACTTTACCTAAAGCTGCTACTAAAGCAGGTAAATATTTAACAGAAGAAACAGCTTTAAAGAATGCATATAAGTTAAATCCTTGGGCATTTAAACCTAATCCTGAAGCTTATTATAGAGGTATAGGAAAAAGTGGATATGATGATGCTATAGAAAGTGGAGTATTAAGAACTCCACAAGGATCTAGATTTGGTGATGATTTATATCTATCTGATAAATTTTCAGAAGCTGAATATTATGCAGATAACAAATTACCTTGGACAATTACAGATGATGGAACAGTAGTTAGTGATTTAATAAAAAGTAAAGGGATTGATACTGAAAGATATATTGCAGAAATTCCTAAAGCAAAAGTAAATGCTAAACCTTACTACATAAACGATAGTCAGTTTATAACAAATGAGAAAGTACGGCTAAATGATGTTAAACTTTTAAAACAAGATTGGCTAAAAGGATATAAAGAAGTTTCTAAACCTAAATCTACTTTTAAATCAGAAATAGATTGGGGTAAATGGAATCCTGATACACCTAAATATCCAGAACTAATTAATGAATATAATGCAATAGAAGAATCTACTAAAAAAGCAGGAACATGGATGAAAAATCCTGATGGATCTGCTTTTCAAGGAACTCCTGAGCAATTTGTGCAACAACAGAGTAGTTGGTTTAAAAAAGCTTTTGGAAATTCTAAACTAATAAATCCTGATGGTAGTCCTAAAATTATAAAACACGGAAGTGAAAAAAATGATATAGAAATATTTAAATCACCTTCACAACAAGAAAATTTTAAAAAAAGAACAGCCACTACAAAAGATACAGAGCATATTTTTTTTAGTCAAGATGACCATTGGGTAAATAGGTTCGCGAGAAAAGATGGTAAAGTTTATAATGTTTATGCTAATGTTGAAAATCCTCGTATTGCAAGTACGCCAGAAGAAATGTATAATCCTGAAATAATTTCTAATTATAAAGATTATGATGCAATAACAAATTTAAAATTAGGGGAAAAAGACACAAGACCTTTTAGAGAAATAGCAATTCCTAATTGGAATAATGTAAAATCAGCAGTGGGTAATGTAGGATTTTTTGATATGACTAATCCTAATATATATAAAGGATTAATACCAGCAGCAATATCAACAAATTTATTAAAAGAAAATAAAAAGAAAAATAAATGATAAACAACTTTAACATATTTGGACAACTTATTAAAATAGAAAGTCGTAAATCTTTATATAAAAAGAAGTGTTTAGGTATGTGGTTATGTAATGAAAATAAAATTCTTATACAAGAAAATACTGATAAGTATCCTGTTAATGAAGATATAATTAATCAAACTACTTGTCATGAAATTATACATGCTTGGTTAGATAAATGTAATTATCATAAGCTTTCTGATGATGAACAATTAGTTGATTTACTAGGTAGTTGTTTACATGAATTCTTAACTTCACAAAGTAAAAACTAGATATTAAGCTATTAACAGAAAAAATATAAAATAAATAATTATAATACAAATTATAAATAAACTAATATATTAACTAACATGACTGAAAAAAACGAATTATTTGAAGGGTTAGGGTCCTTTCTTTTAAATCAAGATTCTGTAAGTGTTGATTCTTTAGAAGGTGCTAATACACCACCTGCTGCTGAAGAAGAAACTACTACTACAGAAACCCCAAATGCTAATGCTGTTACGCTAGATGAATTAGAGGCAGATCTAGCTGGACAAGCAGAAGAAACTAGTACTGAAGAAACTACTGTTGAATCAACTAATGATACAGAAGATTCTGAAAAAGTAACTACTGAGTCTAAAGACTCAACAATCTACAAAACTTTATCTGAGTTTCTTAAAGAAGAAGGTATAGTTGATGAAGTGTTTGAAGATAAAGATTCATTATTTAACTACTTCAAATCAGTAGCTGAGAATGAAATAAAAGAGTGGAGAAGTAATTTACCTGAAGAGATTACAACTATTATTGAGAACTATGAACAAGGAGTACCTTTTGATGAGTTGCTTAGTATTACTTCTAATCAAATTAGATTAGATTCAATTGATGATGAAGTATTATCTGATAATCTCGAATTACAAAAAAACCTAGTTAGAAATTATTACCTTAATAAAGGTTTTAATGAATCTAAGATTGAAAAGATGATTAGTAAGTCTTTAGAATTAGATGAACTAGAAGAAGAAGCAACTGAAGCTTTAAGTGAACTTAAAGAATTAGAAGCTCAAAGATTAGAAGAACTAAAAGAAAGAACTAAACAAGAACAAGAAGAACAACGTCTTGCTTATGAACAAACTATTAATAACTTGAATAACACTATTAAGGAAACTAAAGAAATTATTCCAGGTATTAAACTTGATGATAAAGCTAAGAAAGATCTTTTTAATATGATTACAAAACCTGCAACTCAAAAAGATGGTGTAAACTATTCTCAAGTAATGTTGCTAAGAGAGAAAGATCCTATTGGTTTTGAAGTAAAACTTAATTATTATGCTAAACTAGGATTGTTTGATGAAAACCCTAAGTTTGATTTAATAACTAAAAAGAGTGAAACTAAAGCATTAAATAAACTAGAAAAACAATTAGAAGAAGATTTAAAATCAAGAATCAACAAATCTAATGCTAATTCTAGAAATTCTGATGATAATTCAGATGTACTTGATGCTTTAAAAACAGTATTTAAAAAATAAAATTAACCCTTAACAATATAAATTTTAAAATTAATGAGTCAAATTATTAACCAATTGCAAAAATTTAGTCCTAAGGATTGGAGTGGTTTAACCACAAAAAATCACATTGGGGCTATGTATGGTGAACAACCTATCATGGTGTCTGAATTGATCAGTAATATCTACGATGTTAATCTAGGATTAGATTTCGATAGATTTATGGAACAATTTGAAACTATGGAAATTGAAAGAGATGCTCCTTTTGAATGGATGCTTAACTCTCAATCACCTTTCAAAAACATTCCATTACTTGCGTATTACACTGATGTAGCTTTAACTAGTCCTGCTACAAGTGCTACTCCTGGTATTGGTAATTCAAGTTTTTACTTGGAATTTCCTGATCGTATTTTTGAGTATTCTGATGTAATTGCTCCTGCTAGCTATGCAAAAGAAACTTATCAAATGCGTGTTATGTCTGATCCTAAGCCTAATGGTGCTAACTGGTGCTATGAAGTAGCTTTAGTATCTGGTGATGCTAACTTGTTTGTTCCTGTAAGTGAACTTACAAATGGTGTACGTTTTGTTAAAATGTATGCTCTAGCTGAACAAACTCTTTCTCAACGTGGTTCTAGTTCATTGAACTTTAGTTCACCGTTTAGAATGCAAAATCGTTGCTCATTCATGCGTTCTGAGTACTTAGTACCTGGTGATATGATTGATCAAAAAGAAAATGCTCCACTTGGATTCTTCTTTGTAGATGCTCAAGGTAAACGTCATACTACCTGGTTAGGTAAACTTGACTACGACTTTATGGTATCTTGGAAGAGAATGAAGTCTATGGCCCAGTTGTATGGAAAATCTTTGAAAAACTCTCAAGGTTCTTACACCATGAAGGGAGATTCAGGATATGAAATCAAAACTGGTTACGGACTTTTGGATCAAATTTCTCCTTCAAATGTACACTACTACACTACATTTAATATTGATGTATTAAGTGAAATCTTAATGAGTTTATCAGTAGGTAAACTTCCTGAAGATCAACGTAGATTTGTACTTGGTACAGGTGAGTATGGTATGCGTCAGTTCCATAAAGCTGTTGAAACCAAAGCTGTAACATTTGCTCCTTCAAGAGAAGAAATTCGTATTGGTGGTACACTTACTAATATGAGTTATGGAGGTCAATTTAAGAAGTATTCATTTATCAATGGTATTGAAATTGAATTGATGCACATTCCTTTCTTGGATGATCCTAGCTTGTGTGCTATTCAACATCCTGATGGTGGTATCTTAAGTTCATATGAATACTTAATTCTTGACTTTGGTACTTCACAAGGTAAACCAAACATTCAAAAAGTAACTGTAAAAGGTTCTCAAGATGTTTACAAATACATTCCTGGATTGCGTGATCCATTTAGTCCATCTAATAGTGGTACTAAACCTGGTATGACTGTATCTAAGGTTGATGGTTATGAAGTAGTTCGTGCTTGTACCCTAGGTATTAAAGTACATAATCCAATGAGATTAGCTCGTTTCATTCCTAATCTATAATTTAAAATTTAGTAGGGTGGGTTTTTACCCACTCTACTTTATTTATATAAAAAGAAACAAATTAATTATATATAAAAACTATGGGGATAGTAGAAAAAGAACCTGTCACAATTGACAGTATTTTAAAAAACAAAAAGATTTTAGTAAAACCAATTCTAAGAAATAATGGTAACTTTCCTAAAGGACATGACGGAGAGTTTATGTATACTGATACAGTATGGTCTACAGATTTAAGACCTGAACCAGGTACAACCAGATATAAATCAGTATTGTCTGAACCAGAAAGAAAAGCATTTGAAGATGCTCTTAATCTTGAACCAGGTAATATGTCTTTTTATAAGAAGAATGGATTTTGGTCTACATTTAGAGTTAAACTAAATAAAGAAGGTAAGACTTTAGATTTAAATGACCCACTTCAATACTTAGAATATTTAGTATTAAAAAATGATAGAAGGATTGCTTCTAATTGGAATACTAAATATGATAGTGGAGAATACAAGTTTGCTTTAGTAGATGAAGATGAAACTATTAAAGATAATATAACTAAAACTGAAATTAATAAGAAAGCTTATAAGTATTTTGGTAAGATTGAAGATTCTGTTGAAGAAATGGCTATGGTAATTAGATTAATTACTAATAGAATAGTTAAGAATAGTGATGTAGAGTTTTTAAAATCTGAAATACAAAAAATAATTGATACAAATATTAAAGGATTTGTTGAAATTATGGAAGATAAACACTTTACAACTAAAGCATTTATTAGTAAGGCTGTTGATGCTAAAGCAATTGATAGAACTACTAAAGGTGGTTATTCTCTTAAAGGTGGAGATGAAATTGGTAGAACTTTACAAGAAACTGTAGAATTCTTAGAATCTCCTAAAAATCAAGACATCTATTTGAAGATTAAAGCTCAAATAGAAAACAGTAAAAAGTAATTTATTAACCTACTTAGGAGTGAAACAATTAAACAGACCCTAAGTTAATATATAATTAAGTAGCAATGACAAAACAAGAGTTCTTGAACAACTTTTATCTACAATTTGATAAATTAGCAAGTCAAGCTTTGCCAGGTTATGAGCCTGCCGAAATTTCAGCCATGGCAACAGAAGCTCAAGAACTCTTGGTTGTTACTTATTATACAGGTAATAACTCTACTGGAAAGTCTTTTGAACAGACTGAAAAAAGAATACAGGATTTAGGTGAGTTAGTTAAACATGCAATGCTAACACCACTTCCTTATAATCCTCTACTAAATATGCCTAATGGTGTATTTGTAGAGCTGCCTAATACACTATTAGATAATCCTATAGATTATTCTGATGTTCACTGGTTTACTGTATATGAAGAAGTATTAACTAGTGATAAGTGTACTCCTCGTAAGTATGTTTTAGAGATTAATCATAACGAATATGTTAGAGCTCTAGACAATCCTTACAACAAACCTAATAAAAACAAAGTTTGGAGGATGAGAATTGAAGGTAGAAAACATGAATTAATTACAGATGGTTCTTATAACATACAAAAATATGTATTTAGATATGTTAAGAAACCTAACCCAATTGATTTAACTACTAATTTAAATGATCAAGTAAGTCAACTATCTGATCATATTCATAGAGAGTTAGTTAGAAAAACTGTAGAAATAGCTGTTAAAGATATTGAAGCTTATAAT